TATATCATAAGAAAAAGCACTAAATAATATATCTAGTGCTTTTATAATTAAATTAAAACTATAAGTATATAACTATTTATTAAAATAAAAATAATGATTATTAACAATATTATATTGTGGCTTTTTTAATAGTCCCTTTTTTTCCATTTTTTCTATATTACTTGTTGAAAGCATTGATTTACCATATAGAGATTTATTAATATTCAAACACTCTTTAACTTTATCAACTAACATAATATTTCCCTCCTATTTATCATCAAAAAAATTTACGTGTATGGAAAAAGTCTTGATATCCAAATCTTTGTATATATTGAATAATTAATGTATTATATTCTCTTATTAAATTTCGTAATTCATAATTCTCACTGTAATCGTCAATTTTTAAATTTAATACATCTCTTAAAATATTAATACCAATACATCTTCCATGACTACACCATAATTTATTATCTCCAAGTTTTTTTGCAATATCTTCTGCTCGTTCTTCTTTTTCAATTGCAGTTACAGGTTCATTTGTTTTTGAATGCACTACCCAATCTTTAAATTTATATTTAACAAGCCACTCTTTAATTAATTTAATTGTAAGATTTTTTTGTTGTTCACATACCGTCAAAAATGCTAAATCTTGGTCTTTTAATAATAAAAATTCCGCTTCAGTTAAAGTGCCTTGCATTGATTTATTAATAAAAAATTCAACTTTATCTAAATATCCTAAAGCAGGTACAAACATTTTTTGTTGTTGACTATAAACTTGTGGATCAATAGGTCCCAAAGATGATGAATAATCCATATAAATTTTATCGCCAGATAAACAAAATACTGTACCTGCTGACATAGCTTCATCAGGTACTATAAAATTTACATTTTTATAAAAATGTCGATTCATATTTACAAATCGTTCAACTGTCTCTACGATACCACCTGGAGTATTTAAAATAATATATAAAGTATCATATTTTTTATCAACTTGCAATTCTTCTAATAAAAATCTATATTTTCCAACTTGTGCAGGTATAATATTTCCAAAGAAGAACATTACATCGCCTTTTAAATATTCTTCTAGTTTCTCCAACTTCATCATTAAAGAAGTTTTCATTTCTTGATCCACAGCAGACAAAATCACTTACATCACCTTCAAGATATTACTTTATGATATATAATTATAACATATATCAAATATGAAAAAAAGAAAGATTTTATTTCAAAATTACTTAAAGAAAAATCTCTAAAATAATTACTATTTCATTAAAATTTATATATAATAAAAAATAGTACCAAGAAATATTATTAAGTACGTTTCTTGGTACTACTCTATGAGAATCAATAAACTGGACTAGATAATTATATATCACATAATATGGATTATCAAAAAACTTTCCCGCCATTGGAAAGAGAGAATTATACAATGGCAACACAAGGAAAAATACGAATTTTTAAACGAGAAGGAAAAAAGCGTACTACTTATGCTTATAGTATAGAAGCAGGCTTAGATCCTATAACAGGAAAAAGAAAAAGAATATCTAAAAGTGGATTTAAAACCGCCAAAGAAGCTCGTCAAGCTGCTCAACCTATACTGAATAAACTTCTACTTGGCCAAAATATTATCGAATCTAATATTACTTTTTCCGAATATATTGATAAATGGTTTTCTACGCATACTGCACACCTAAAACCAATATCAATTGAAACAATATCTAATAGATTACGATTTGCTAAAAAATTCTTTGGTAATATAAAATTAAAAGATATTACACCGTTTTATTGGCAAAAATTTTTATTATTCTTGGCCCAAACCCAACCTCAAAAAAGCATTATAAATAATAGCTTCTATCCTAAACATATTTTAAAAACAGCTTATAAATTAAAACTTATTTCCACAAATCCTACAAAAGATATTGCCTTACCCAAATCTTCTATAAAAAAAATAGTTTCTACTGAAGATTTATACTTTAATCAAGAAGAACTATCTCATATTTTAAAAATTGTAAAATCATATAAAAGTTCACCATATATGTATTATATTTGTTTTTTAATGTCATATACAGGTATGCGTTTAGGTGAATTATCTGCTCTGCGATGGAGTGATATTGATTACAAAAATAAAACAATTATTATAAATTCTACTATGTACTCAAAAAATAAAAATATATGGCTTCGTCAAGATACACCAAAAACTTTATCTAGTATTAGAACTATTTCTATCGGAGATGATACAATTTCTGTATTAAAAGAATGGCATGTCTATCAATTATCAAATCGACTATTAAATAAAACAATGAATAACTATCCTAAAGACGATTTTGTCTTTACAAAATATTACGCCAAAGAAAATAAAGAGCTTCCCATTTTGCCAACTTCTATCAAATCTACTTTTACTAGAATGAGAATTAAATTTAATATACCTAAATTACATTCTCATATATTTAGACATACTCATGTATCTCTTCTATCAGAAGCTGGTATTTCTTTAGAAATAATACAAAATAGACTTGGGCATAAAGATAATAATACAACACAAAAAATCTATCTTCACATTACAAAAAAATCAAAAATAAACGCAGCTATAACCTTTGAAAAATACATGTCAAAAAATGGCAACAAAATGGCAACAAATTAAAAATATATATTTAAAGAATAATATTCTATGATTATTCAAATACGTATAAAATTAAAATAAAATGTATAAAAAAAGGTTACTTCTCAAAGAAGTAACCTTTTATTTTATAACTTATTAATCATCATTGCCAAACATAGCCATAATCATCTGTAAAAGTCTTAAAATCTCGATATAGAGCCATACAAGAGTTAAGA